CAAGAACTAATATTATAACAATATCAACGTGTAACCAGCCGTCTAATATTCAAACTGTATACATAATTAAATTTCAGCATTAACGATAAGACAAATATCGTCATTAGAGTCTACAGATCCCATTATAGTATCATAATTCTCTGTATTTGTAAAAGAATATTTTAATGCACATGACACAGAAATAACATCATATATAGCGCAAGAAGCACCTCAATATACAATAGAAGCATTCCTATAGTCTGTTACAGACACTAAAAAATGAAAATTATACGCTAGAGGATGGGAAAATTTTTTATTAACAAATCGAATAAATAATAATTATAGCTTCTTCGCTAAATCAAATGAGATTCATACTAGCTAGGGATCATGACCTAGAGCTATTTTTAATCCTTCAGACGAATTAAAGGCAGTTGGAGCTTATGTAGCTTGATTCTTTATTAGAATTATGAAACACATTGAACCAGGATTCATATCGGGCTACACCGAAGACTAAATAGCAGAGAAAATGAACACAATTCTACAAGACTAAAAACTCAGTGCTGATAGAGTTTATAGTTATGACGGCGGTAGTCACGATGCACATCAACACTACTAGTTGATAAATAGTGTCGACAATTTAGTATTAGATAAATATCTCACCTATTTTTTAGATAGTGCCGGTATTGATCCTATATACCATGGTGAAATATATAGAAGTTTGACCATGTTGTCCGGGAATGCACATTCACCCTAAGGATTGTAATTCAGTATTTAAGGCACGGTATTTTCTGGGCACCCTACTTGAACCACACTCTTTAACACAATGCGCTCGATACTATATAATAAATTTATGCTTAGTAAAATTAACGTATACGGAATGGTTATGGCTTCTGGGTATGACATTCTGTGTTTTACAGATTCAGACGTAACCGCTAATGATTTAGTGTACATTGGATATGCATCAAGCGGACTAGGCTTGGGACAAAACCCTACCGATTTTAAATTCGGCAACATATAAGAATAATCATTCTTGTCTTGAAAAATATCTTTAACAATAGATTAAAAAATAATTTTTTATAGGGATTAAACTAAGCTATACAAATCCGGTAAATTCATGACAATAGATTGTCCCTTGAAACGAACTGATTTTTTGTGAATGTAAGCAATAGCTGAGGCTCACGAAACCGGTAACTAGTCTACAGAAGATCCCGTGTGGAATCAACACAGACA